CGTTGAGGCGGGCGTCAGCTATAACGCCCAGCTGGAGCAGTATCAGACGGCACTGACCAACATGCTCGGCAGCGCATCCGCTGCGGAAAACGCACTGGAACAGATCAAGCAGGACGCGGCCCGGACCCCCTTTGACACGGCGGGCCTTGTCAAGGCCAACGAGCTGCTGATCTCGACCGGCGTTGATGCAGATTCTTCCCGCAAAGTTATCCTGGCACTGGGCGATGCGGTCTCTGCCACCGGCGGCGGCAACGAAGAGCTGAGCCGAATGGCTCAGAACCTCCAACAGATCAAAAACGCCGGAAAGGCCACGGCAGCAGACATCAAACAATTTGCCTATGCGGGCATTGATGTCTATGGCATTCTGGCCGACTACACCGGCAAATCGACCGCTGAAGTGCAGAAAATGACCGTCACCTATGACGTGCTGACTGCTGCACTGGAAAAGGCCTCAGACGAGGGCGGACGGTACTACAACTCCATGTCCACCCAGAGCGAGACGCTCAACGGCCAGATGTCCACGCTGACGGATAACGCCACCCAGCTGGCGGGCCTTATGACTGCCGATTTGACCGACGGCATCAAAATGGTCGTTGGCAACCTCAATGATATGACCGTTGCGGCGGCTGAAGCATACAAAACGGACGGCTGGGTCGGTCTGGCGAAGGAGATCGCGTCGCTGAATCCGCTGATTTCAGGCGTAATCAGCGAAATGTCTGCTTTGGGCGATGGACTGTCTACCATTGCCCAAAATGCTATCAGCGTCCTCGATCAGTGGAGCTACAAGCTCAACAAGGCGCTGGGCAAGGACGCCTATGCAGGATATGACAGCTACGAGGACTACCGCTCACAGACGGACAGCCAAAAAAACAAAAACCGCCGAAGGCAGGAAGCCCTGGCCGGAAAAGGTATCTCAAACCAAAAGCAATACGACCGGCTGCAACCGACCGTAACGACTCCGACAAGCAGCGGAAGTGATACGCCGACCGGGAGCACGACCCAAAAAACCAAAAAGGCCGCTGCCGACCAGAAGAAGCTCGCCAAAAGCGTGACCGAAACCAACACCCAGCTGTTGGAGGGCACCGGCAACATCGTCGGGGCCATCAAGCAAGTGACGGAAACCGCCGATAACACCTACAACGTCTACGACGGAACGACCAAGCAGCTCAAAGGAACGACGCAGGAAACCGCCCAGACCGTCACCCGGACATGGACCGAGATGGTGGACGGCATCCAGAAAAACTACAAGCAGGTCGTCACCCTGCTGAACGGCGTGGAGCAGAGCAGCAAGACGACCGTTGAAAACGTCACGACTGCCGGAAAGACCGCGGTCGCCTCCAAGTCAGAGAAGATCTATGGTGTGGACGGCGTTGCCGGCGCTCTGGACCGGACGACCCAGACCACCAAGAAGATCGAACAGGTCATTGACCAGACGACCGGCGAGGTAAAAGAGAACGTTGTCTCTACGACCGATGTGGTGACGGACTCCTATACAGCCATTGTGGACGGCGTCGCCCAGGCAGTCACTCGCACGACAACTTATGTCAACGGCATTGTGACCGACGTGCAGGAAAAAACAAACGGCCTGAAGACCGAGATCAAGGGCGTTCAGGGCACGGTGGGAAGCTTCTCGCAGTTCATCCTCGACCTCGATACGAAACTGGGCGGTCTGGAACAGGCAGCTTCCAACCTGAGCAAGAGTCCGCTCGGAAGCTGGTTTTCGGACTTGTCGAAGGGCTACCGCGCAAGCGACAGCTTTTTTGACAACATCGACATTGTAGGACTGATTACGGGCGGAGTAATGGGGTTTGCCACTGGAGTCCAGAACAGCGGAAATGTATATGGTGGTATTGCCGGTGCTGCGCTTTCTGTGATCGGAAATCTTTTGGGCACAAGCCTTTCCGGCTTGGCAACTGAGTCAAACAACTGGGGCGCGGATGTTGTAAAAGGCATGGCAAACGGCATGAAACAAAATGCTGGAAAACTGGCCACAGAAGCCGCGAACCTTGCCAAAAAAATAGCGGAGTACATCCATTTCTCCCGCCCGGATGTCGGCCCGCTGCGGGAATATGAGCAGTGGATGCCGGACATGGTCAAGGGCATGGCCAAAGGTATCACCGATAATGCCTATGTGCTGCGCGACGCGGTGCGCGGGCTGAGCGGCCAGATGGAGACCCAGCTCACCTATGATGTGGGCCGGGCCAGCTCTGCGCTCACCACGGCTTACAACACCCGGCGCATCAGCATGGGCGGCGTCAGCATCAGCATTTACCCGCAGGAAGGGCAGGACGCTGAGGAGATTGCCCAGGACACCATCGACAAGCTGCAAATGATGATCAATTCGGAGGCCTCCGCCAATGGAGAAATACCTGTATTTTAACGGCCACAGCTCGGACGAATATTTCTGCCACATCGAGCACAAGCCGGAGATCCCGGTCCCGGAAGCCAAATACGAGGAGTATGAGGTGCCGGGCCGAAACGGAAAGCTCCATGCTGACCTGGGCTATTACGACAATATCACCGTGACGTATCAGCTGTATTTCCACGGCAAAAACCCGACGGCGGAAGACGCCCGCACCGTCAAAAAATGGCTGGCCGGAACGCCGGGAGCGCATCAGCTCTCCGACGGATACGACCCGTCGTTTTTTTATTTCGCCACGGCCAAGCCGGGCAGCATCACAAACATCCTCAACAAGTACGGCCGGCTGTCGGTTGATTTTGACTGTGATCCGCGCCACTTTCTTGTGTCCGGCTATCAGGCTGCGGCACTGGAAAACGGACAGACCCTTCTCAATCCGCTGGATCAGGTGGCACTCCCCTATTTGGAGATCACCGGAAACGGCGCAGAGGGAAAAGTCGTCGTCAACGGCGTGGAATTTGCCGCCATGCCCCCGGCAGACCGGGTGCTCTATGCCGACTGCGAAAACTGGGACGCTTACGTCACCGGCGGCACCAATGCAAACGCGCTTGTCGGCGGCACCTGGCCCACGCTGCGGCCGGGCGAAAATACGATCAGCTGGAGCGGCGGCGTGACCGGCGTGACCCTGACTCCAAGGTGGTGGACATTATGACGCCGATTTTACACGAGGCCGATGTAACATCCATCGGCAATTACGGTCTGGGTGCGCTGAAAGACGCCCTGAGATGCACCGTCAGCTGCGAAGAGAACGGTGCGTATGATCTGACCCTCATCTATCCGATGACCGGTCTCCATGCGGAGCTGCTGGCCGAACGCAGGCTCATCAGCGCGGCCCCGTCCCGGTACGAAAACCGGCAGCTGTTCCGCATCTACCGGATGACGCGGCCCATCGACGGCAAGATCCAGGCCTATGCGCATCACATCTCGTATGACCTCAACAACTGCATCGTCAAGCCTTTCACGGCCGCGTCGCTGAGCGAGGCCATCACAAAACTCAAGGCCGGAATCGTAGGAGACTGCCCGTTCGACATTTCGGCCAGTTACGATACTGCGGGCACGTTTTCGGTCTCGAAGCCAATGACCGTCCGTGCGGCGCTGCTGTCCAGCAACAGCGACAACCTTGCCTCGGCCTATGATGGCGTCTGGACGTTCGACGGCCTGAGCTGTGTGCTGCGCAAAAAAGAGACCGTTGACCGCGGAGTCAAAATCGCATACGGCCTGAACCTGCTGGACGTCACCCAGGAAAAAAATATCGAGGACGTCTACACCCACGTCTATCCCTTCTGGATGAACACCGAGAAGAACAAATATTACGACCTGGAGCCCATCGCGGCTTCCAGCATCACCGGCTACCGGAAAATCTACCCGCTCGACCTCACCAGCTACTACCAGAAAGCGCCTTCGGATTCCAGCATGAAAAAGACGGCCGACGAGTTCATCCAGAAAAACGAGATTGGGAAAATCAGCGTCAGCCTGACGGTCTCTTATGTGCAGCTGGAAAAGTGTGTGGAGTACACAGGCTCCGGCCAGAGCGGGATTATCCTGCGCGGTGATACGGTCGAGGTGCGGTATCTGCGTTTGGGCGTGAGCGCCACGGCGCGGATCACCAAAACGGATTACAATGCACTGCTGGAGCGCTATGACTCCCTGCAAGTGGGCGACGCCAAAGAGCGCCTGGCCCGCACGACCATCCGGGAGCGCAGCCGCGTGACCACCACCAACGACCGGGCGGTGGATGCCAGCCGCGTGGCCACCGATTATATCGAGGAGAGCGACACGGGAAGTATCAACTTCGGCGTCGGCGATCACTCGTATATCATCAACCCGGACGGCCTGGAATTTCGCGGTGTGCGAAATTCCAGTGTCATCTGGGACAACTCCGCCAATGCGCCGGGTGGTCTGGACGGCAATGTTTTTATTCCGCTGGATCTGGCAAGCTATTCGGTCGTTGCCGTTGGCTTCATCGACAATCTGGGCAGCATTTTTGACAGCAGCGTCATCGACAACAACAGTATCCAATGGGCAATCGCTCCGGTCAACGGAAAAAGTGTCCGAGCCACGTACACCTGGGACTATCCGCGTATCCGGGAATTTTCGGTCAGTAAAACCGGTGTCCAGTTTGGACCCGGTGGATGGCTGGAATCCAAAAAGGTGAGTGATATCCCGGTCGGCGTGACAATGAACAAAAACAAAAAGTGCTGTATCCCATACATTGTGATGGGCTTTTTGTGACGGAGGCGTCTATGTATCTTATTACGTTCCGGCCTGACACGCGCCGGATTACGTCGGCGGGCGTTATCAACCCGACTTACGCGCTGACCACCCTGCCCGACGGGGCCGCATACTCTGACACACTTCCGGACGGAAATGCGACGGACTATCTGCTTTCCGAATCAGGCGATTTTATTTTGAGCAAGGAGGACAATGATGAGAGAGATCAAAATTGACTTCGACAATCCCGGCTTTCCGCAGCGTCTGGACGTTGTGGAGAATGACGCGCAGAGCCGCTTTTTCAAGGCCGTGCTGTACAAGGACGGCAAGGCATACGCTGCGCCGTCCGGTGCAACGTACAGCATCATGTACCGTGGATTTGGCCCTCAGAATGAGGGCTGGTATGATACCATCAACGACGGCTCCGGCAAGCGGGCGGCCTGCTCGGTCTCCGGCAACGTCGTCACCTGCGAGATCGCACGTCAGGCCCTCCGCGTCCCCGGCCATGTCAGCGTCGTGCTCTGCGTGACCGGCGGAAATGGCTATATGCTCCATGGCTGGCCCATTGACTGCAACTGCCGCAACGACAATTATACCGGCGGAACGTCGGTGGAGAGCTTCTTCTATATCACTCAGGTCACCAACGCGGACTGGACCTCGGCGATCAAAGCCTGGGAAGAGCTCAAGAACATGATCGACCCCACCCTTTCCCTCTCCGGCAAGGCGGCGGATGCGAAAGCGACCGGAGATGTGGTTGGTGAGATAAAGGAAGATTTAGCAGAAAGCGCAAAGTCGAATTTAGCGTTCTTAGGTGTACAGAAAGTTGTAAGAGGCCACTACTATTTTAACAGAGATTTTTCCAAATCAGACTATTATACGTGGTATTTCGATACATCGTTGTACAAAACAAACGAATATCTCGTTACTGTAAATGCCCCCGGTTACACAAACTTCGTAACTTTTCTTGATGAAGGCATGAATCCTATTGGATATAAGAATAACTCTTCTGAAAGTTCCACCGTTAAAGAAATGCATGTCGTCAAACCAACATCGGCAAAATATATTGCCGCTACAACTAGTTATGGAACTCCAAACGATAAGAATCTGTCCATTAGGGCGTGCATTTCAATCGAAGAAATTCAAAGTTCTCCGTATTACACTAATTCAACTGGAGAAGATTCTGATATATCGCCATTGATTATGCTAAAAGGATATTCAACAGACGGGAATTATGATTCTTCTTATGCTCCAAACACTATAAAAAGAGCTGCACTATACTGCCCAAAATCGAATTGTGATATAAAGTTTATTGGGACCGGCTATGAGATAAGCATTAATAATACATGGCAGACTGAGACTCAGATATCACAACAAAGCACTGGAAAGTGGTACACTATCAGGAATAGTAGTAATACTGATTTTGGTGATCCGCCATCAGACGGTGAAAGCGTCAGGCTGATTGCTTTGAATAATAGCTGTTTTGGCGCTTTAGGCGAACCTTATTGCATCGACATAACAAATAAATTTACCTATAATCAAGCAACAAACAACACTATTCCGTTTAAACCATCGAATATTCGAGTTGTCACAAGTCTTTTTAATCCGCCACAAAAAGCAACCATCATGCTTTCTGTCCCAGACACCATCGATGCAATAGTGGAGGAATTTGCTCTGAAGGAAGATGGAACATACATCAAAAAGTATCTGTACAACGACTTCAAAGCAAATCTTGGAGTTTGGGTCAGTGGTACGTTCTATTGCAATGTGTATCCAGAGAGATATTATACGATTATGATTCGAAACAAAGATAATTCCCCTATATCTGCGGGCCAAGTGTATAAATATCTCCATGTCTATGTGGTTGATAATCGATTCCATATACCAGAATATTATAGAGATTATATGTCTCAGAAAGAAAAAGAAATTCTTGAAAATATTGATAGCTTTAACAGCTTTGCATTTGCATTTATCACAGACATTCACATTCAGCGGAACACAAAACATTCGCCTGCTCTTATGAGACGAATCAAAACATCGTGTGCGATAAAAACCATTCTCGGAGGAGGCGACTGGCAGACTGCATGGAACTCAGACGAGCAAGGTAAAAACGCTATTGTCGATGACATGATAGAGATTCGCAATTTGTTCTTTGACTTGCCAATGATAAAAACTATAGGAAATCATGAATGGGCATACGGTGGAAACAATCAATACAATATTTCCACCGATGAAGCGTATAATATTTATTATCGCTCTGATGAAGAAAAGGCAAAATCTGAAATTGTGTATTCTGAAAACGGAAATGGAACGTATTTTTATTCCGATGATAAAACCAATAAAATCCGTTATATTTCCGTGAACTGTATGGATTATGCTGACGACTTGGATATATCCAAATATAACAAAGAGTGGTATTTTTCCATAAGTGAAGAACAAATTGCATGGCTCAAAAGCTCTTTAAATCTGCCCTCCAATGATTGGCTATGCGTTGTTTTCTCTCATGTGCCACTATGGACATCCTCAGAACGGCCTTTTGGGACAAGTACACTGGTTGTAAATGCTGAAAAAATTGGGAAAGTCATAAGCGGATACACGTCAAAAACGGAAGAATTCTCTGCACACAAAGGCACACTTGTGTGTTGGCTTGCTGGACATACGCACAGAGATGCACTTATTGAGTGGCATGGCACACACATGGTCGTGACTAACGCCGACTGCTTCATCCGAGGAGAAGGCGCGCAGACGAGAACGCTTGGGACTACAAGCGAACAGTGCTTTGACGTTTTCTGCATTAATAAAAAAGAAAGAAATGTAAAAATTGTACGCATTGGAGCAGGCGAAAATAGAGAATTCGCCTATTAACTAAAGGATGCTTTATCCCACTAACAGAAAGGACGTGACATGATGGCAAAAACTATTTTAGACGTTTCCCGCTGGCAGGGCAGCATCGACTGGGACAAGGTAAAGGAAAGCGGCCTTGTCTCCGGCGTGATGCTCAAAACTGTCAGCACCAACCGCAAGTTGAGCAAGCGCAAGGACGGGCTATACATTGACCCGACCTTTGAGCGCAACTACGCCGAGTGCAAGCGGCTGGGGATCCCGGTGGGCGTGTACTACTACACCTATGCCGTCTCGCATACCAGTGCCGACGCAGAGCTGGCTCTGCTCAAGACTGCGCTGACCGGCAAGACTTTTGAGCTGCCGATCTGCGTGGATGTGGAGGACAACAAGCTCCGCAAGCTCAGAAAGCAGGCGTTGACCGACCTGACCGCGTATGCGCTGGCAACCATCGAGCAGTGGGGCTTTTACGCTCTGCTGTACACCGGTCTCAATTTCGGGGAGACCCGGCTGTATATGGGCGGCGCTGCACTGCGCAAGTACGACGTATGGCTTGCAAGGTATCCAAGAGACAAAAGCAAGACCAAGCCGGAGGACAAGCCCAAAACGGACTTTGCCTTTGGGATGTGGCAGTATACCAGCACCGCCAGCGTACCGGGCATCACGGGCAACGCAGACCTTTCACACGCCTACAAGGACTACGCCGCCATTATCGCAAAAAAGGGGCTGGACAGGCTCCGGGAGGGGTAAGCCGAATGGAGAGTATCGCAGCCGCCCTCATTACCGGTGCAATCACGCTGATCGGCGTTCTGATTGCCAACAGCAAAAGCCAAGCCGTGACCGAAACCAAGCTGGAAGAACTGACCAGGGAAGTCCGGGCACACAACAATTTCGCCCAGCGCATCCCCGTGCTGGAAGAGAAGATGAAGGTCGCCGATCACCGAATTGCCGACCTCGAAGAAAAGGAAAGGAACTAACACCATGACCAACAACAAGATTTCCGCTGGAACCATCGCCCGCACTGCCGTCCTCGCGCTGGCACTGACCAATCAGATCCTCAGTGCAACCGGCCACTCCCCGCTTCCCATCGAGTCGGAGCAGTTGGAACAGATCATCACCACCGGCATCACCGTCGTAGCTTCCCTCGTGGCGTGGTGGGAGAACAACTCCTTCACGTCTGCCGCCATCCACGCCGATCACGTCCTCAATCAGATGCAGGGCAAGGAGTAAGGAGACCACTATGAGCAGCACTACATACGAGCATTTTGTTGACACCAACAAAATGTACGCCATACACGAACGTTTTCTTGACCTCACGAAAACATACCGTCTCGGTAACGTCACCGTAATGGTGCGCAACGCGGGACAGCTGCCGCAGCCTTTCTGGCTCGGTGCTGCCCGTGGCGGCGGCTCGTGTAGTGCTGCCCGCTGCACTGCAAGGACTTGACCGACAGCAAATGACCGCCACCATCAAAAGCGCACCGCTTGGGAGGGTAGACCGTAAGATAGCCTTACTGCGGTACGTTGAGCGGCTTCCGCTGCCGGACATTGCAGCACAGACACATTACAGTCGGACGGCGATAGGTTACCGGCTGAAAGGCATTGAAAAAATGCTGGATGTGTGATATAATACTTATAGTGTCCGAAGTAGCGTACACACACTTCGGAGAAAAATGTGTACAGGAAGCCAGCGGAAGAACGTTTACCCGCTGGCTTTTCTTTTTGCACGGATTTTAGTATAATGATCTTAATTGAGTGCGATTTTTCACGAAACGCATTGAAGCGGCAGGCTTTCGGGTCTGCCGCTTTTCTTTTTGCACGATTTGTGGTATAATTATCTCAACAAATCCACCCGGCCTCTCGAAGAAGCGCAAGAGGGCGGATATTTGAAAACCCCCGGTGTCCACAGTGGACACCGGGGGTTTTGTTGTTTCGGTCACATATCTTCGACGGTGTAAGACACGCTGCATCCGTCCAGCAGGTTGCCGTCCTCGTCGTACTGGTACTCAAAATCAGTATTGGTGCCGTTTGCGTAAGTAACGGCGTAGTCGATCAGATAATCGACATCATCCACCTTGTTCGCATCCAGCTCCATGTTGTAAGGGAGCTGACCAATCTCAAAGAACTCGTTCTCAAAGTCGATTCCCGTCCGGTCATCCATCATGGAGATGCTCAGGATCTTCTTACCGTCATAAAACTTCGTCATTGTTTGTTCCTCCGTTTATTTTGTGTTCCTTACCGTGATTTAATTATAGCACAAAAGAATCTTTTTTGCAATAGCAAAACGCAAAAAAGATTCTGATTTGCAAAAATATTTTTGAAGAAAGCCCCCGGCACTGATGTCGTGCCAGGGGCTTGTCTTATTTCAGATATTCCCGGATCGCGGCAAGGATCAGGTCGTTTCTGTTGCACTTTTCTTTTTCCATCCGCTCCGTGAGCTTTTGCGCAACTGCGGCAGGGATACGGACCGTTGCCTGGACGTCTTCGGCTGCACCCGGCTCTCCGAAGATCATCTCATATTCGGTCCCGTCCAGATGCGCTTCTGCCCACTTTCGGGCGTCATCTTCCTCCAGCGGAAGAATCGACTCGCCGCTGGACCATTCGTTGACTGCGATCTTTTGGCTGTACTTGCTCCCGGCTCCGCCGTAGCAGTACAAAAAATAGTTTCCGGCTTTGTTCCGATAGAGCACCTCTTCCTCGTGGTATAGGCCGCCATAGTCCTGATCGGACTCCCAGTATCCCAATTTCTTCGCGGTCTCCGTGTTGTAGCGGCGGTTATTGATTACTTTGTACATTGTCATCCTCCTGCTTTTGCTTCAAAATTTCTTCTCGTGCGGCCGAGGCCTCGGCCACCGTATCATACAATCCACAATACTTTCCGTCCAAAACGAGCTCCCATTTCCCGGTCTTTGGATGTAAATGGACACCGGGGATCCCAGATTGCGGGTTGACAGGCCCTCGCGGTCCCAGCAGCCGAATAGGTTTTGCTCTCCCGGCATTGACCTGCCCTCTGACGTTGTTGCGCCGTAACTGCTCAGCGGCACAATCGGCTGAGCACACAGATGTGCATGTAGGACTGTCAAACGTCTTGCCACAAATCACGCAAACACGTCTTTCCTTTCGCATTTCGCGGTGATGCTCGTTAAACCGTTCCCTGTTTTGACCCATGTACTCCCGCTTGTGCTCCCGAATGTTATCTGCAACCACATATTTGGAGCAGTCGGGGCAATAACGCTGTAAACCAGAGGTCACGATATACGGTTTCCCACAGTGCTGGCAAATGTCAGTGCTGCCGATCTCGCGGACTTTTCCGGCCTTTTTCCGCTCTTTGCATCGCTTCGCCGCTTCTATTTTTGCGGCTTTTTGACATTCGGGGCAGTATTTTGACCGAGGATACCCCAAAAAAGTGACTCCACATGTTGCACAGATGCGGTTCTGATACACACCGGTTTTGCGGCTTTCCTCCGCACATTTTGGACAAAGGTAACTGTCATTTGACCTTGTCCAATAAACTTCGCCGCATTTTTTGCACTTGCGGGGGACAAGACCTTTTTTGGACTGCCGCTCAAGCTCCTGACGCTTGATTTCAGAAGCGTTTTTTAATGCTTCTTCGACTGTGTCAATGTTCCTCGTTTTCTGGTTTCTTTCATCTTGTCGTTGAGCCTTTCTGATTTTTGCACAGTCTTTGCAAAATTTGGATGCGCTATATCCGTAAAAAGACGATCCGCACATTTTACAAACTTTCAAAATCGGTTCTTTCTTGCGCTTCTCAGCCATCATTATTTACCCCGCCCATCAATCTCCAAATCGAGATCAACGTCAATGTCAATTTCGATATTTATGCTGGATATCGGTTCGATTTCAGCGTCCACGGTGCATTCTCTTTCCGGATTTTTTTTATTTGCATACCTTTCGGCGCGAAAAGCAAGCAAATAAACATTTTTAGCCATGTATGCGCATCTTTTCTCATCATAAGTCCGCTTCTGGATGTCAAAAAACTCATCCTCAAAGCAGACGCCAGATTTACAATCAATCATATTGATACTCAGGATGCGTTTTCCGTCAAAAAAACGAGTCATAGTTATCCACCCTTATCGTTATCGAGCCATGCAATCGCCATAGCAGTAAGTGTGGCAGCGGGGGCACAGGCCGCGGATCGCGGTCACGCTGGGGCGGCGCTCAAAGACGCGGGCAACCTTGGTCATGACCTCGATGGTCTTGGTCTTCTTGTCGTAGCTGCCCTCAACAGTCTGGCAGTTGCGGTACTCGTTTTTGTACTGGCTATAGTGCATACGGACGATACCAGCAGCGGCAATCTTTGCGGCCTTTTCGGCTGCGGCCTTTGCAGATGCCCAAGCCTTTTTCAGAGCATCGGCAAAAGTGAGCAGCCACATTGCATCGTGACGAGCTTCGTACATATGGCGATAGGTGCGGAACATCCTCCAAGCGTTGCTCATAATCTCGTGCAGATTGTACTTTTTCATTGTTCGTTCCTCCGTTTATTTTGTGTTCCTTACCGTGATTTAATTATAGCACAAAAGAATCTTTTTTGCAATAGCAAAACGCAAAAAAGATTCTGATTTGCAAAAATATTTTTGAGGATCAATGCCTGCGCGGAACGATACACTTTTTGTGCTATTCGCACTAGTTTTGTCGAAAGCCTTGCCGTGCAAACGAAAACGTGATATTTTATTTTTGCTTCCAATGTGAAGCCCTTAACAGTTGAGCGCTCATACGGATTTTTCCGTGTGGGCGCTTTTCTTTTTTGTCCTTCGTTGTGCGTTCGTTGTCTTTTAGTTTTTGTTGATGCGGTACACTGGGAGCACAAGGAGGGATGTATTATGAGCTATTATCCAGCACCTGGAGCGCCTTACGTTCCGCAGCAGCCTGTCAATCCGTACGGCGGCATGGGCACAGTTGGGCTTGCCACTCCCCTGCCCAACACGCAGATGCAGCAGGCACAGCCGCAGCGTCCGCAGCCGATGAATGGGCAACAGCCTGTTCAGCAGTCGGCGCAGGATGGCGGTTGGCTGCTCGGCAGACCTGTTTCCAGCAGGGAGGAATTTTTGGCGATACCGTCCGACCTGTACGGCAGACCGACCTACTGCCCGGATTTGCGCAGCGGTGTGATCTACTGCAAGCGGCTCAACCCGGACACTTGCGAATCCTATGTGCAGGAGTTTTACAGCCCGGAAGCATGGCGGCAGATGCAGGCACAACAGGCACAGCAGACCGCTGCACCGACACAGCAGTATGTGCCTATTGAGCAGTACAATGCCATCGTGCACCGGCTGGATGAACTGGAAAAGTGGCAGAAGAGCTTTTCTAAGCCCGCTGCCGCAGCAAAGAAAGGAGAATAAGCGATGTCCTCTCCGTTTGATATGATTACTCACAGCCCTATCATACAGCTTGCAAATCTGGCTCGCGCCGGACAGAACCCGATGGGGCTTATCCAGCAGTTGGGCGGGCAGAGTGCCCCCATCATGCAGGGGCTGAACCTGATTCAGGGAAAGAACGAATCACAGCTCCGGACGATGGCGCAGAACCTCGCCAAAGAGCGTGGCATCGACCTGAACCAGCTGGCAAGCGTCCTGAACCTGACGCTGCCCCGATAACGCATCCCTCTAAGCGAAACGCTTCTCAGTTTTGCGGACTTGAAAAAAACCGCATTTGTTTGGCTTCGCCCATCGCATACGGCGGTGGGATAGCATACGCAAAACTGAAAGGAGTTTTGTTATGGACGATTTTGCAACTGGCTATCTGGCTGGGCAGGACGGTGGCAATAACAACGGCGGATTCTTCGGCAACGAAGGTCTGTGGGCTGTCATTATTCTTGCCATTATCTTCGGCTGGGGCAACTACGGCAACGGGCGCAACGGCAGCGACAACGGTATGGCGAGCTACATCCCCTATCTGGTCGGCACTGGCGCAACTGGTCAGGGCGGTGCAGACACCCGCGCGGCTCTGTCTGAGGGCTTCTACCAGCAGGATACCTCCCGCTCTCTGGCGGGTATCCAGAGCGGTATCTGCTCTCTGGGCTATGACCAGCTGGCGCAGATCAATGGCATCAACGCCAACATTGCGAACGGCTTTGCGGGCGTGAACAGCGCTATCTGTCAGCTTGGCTACCAGAACGCACAGCTCGTGAACGGCCTGGAACGCAGCGTGTCCAACGGCGACAACGCCATCAACCTTGCCATCATGCAGGAGGGCAACGCTCGGCAGGCCGGTCAGACCGCGCTTGCCACGCAGCTGGCATCTTGCTGCTGCGAGAACAAGCAGCTGATCGGCGACCTGAAGTATACCATCGCAACAGAAGACTGTGCCACCCGGCAGGCTATCGCAGACAACGCCCGCGCCATCGTGGACAACTGCAACGCCAACTTCCGCAGCATGATGGACTACTTCACGCAGGACAAGATTGCCACTCTGACCGCTGAGAACCAGAGCCTGAAGTTCGCCGCTTCCCAGGATCGGCAGAATGCGCTTCTGACCTCCGCGATGAGCGCCCAGACCGACACCATCCTGAACCGGGTCAATCCTCGCCCGATCCCCGCTTATCAGGTGGCAAATCCCAACGTGGGCGTGAACTGCTGCGGCTGCTGCTAACCAAAACACTCCCCGATAAAACCGGGTGAACCATCGGGGCAGGGGTGAGACACCTCTGCCCCTGATTTTTATAGGAGGAAAACATTATGGCTTGCAAAACAAGCTGCCGGCTGTGCCCGCACCTCGTCATCTCGGATGCGGTGACGTTTGCCAACGATACGTTGACCATCAATATCCCTGCTGGCTCTTACGTAGCGGGAGAAAAATATTGTCTGGTCATTGCTCAGGCTTTGCCGGACACGACCACCATCAACGCCCCTGTGGTCATTACCATCGGCGCAGGCACGACCGCATACCCTCTGACCGACTGCAACTGTGCTCAGGCAACCGCTGAGAGCATCCACACCCGCACCCGCTACGCCACCCGCGTTACAACGTCTGCGACCGGCACAGGCACGTTCAAGTATCTTGGCTGCTTCTGCCGCTCTCACGCAGGTGCGCCTGCATCCATTTCTTGAGGAGGTGTAGATTATGGGCAAGACCAATTTTCGCCGCATGATGATGCTTCGCGACCACGACCGAGACCGTGAGCCGGAACGTGACCGCCTTGAGGAAGAGCGTGACCGCAGGGAGCGTGAGATGGAACGCCGTCTGCGTAAGCTTGAAGGTAGCAACGACCGCTATCCCTACTATCCGCAGGAGGAGAACCGCTACATCGACCCATACCCTATCCCCCGCTACCCTGACGTAGAGAATGGGCGTAGAATGCCGCAAATCGGCTTCTCGCAGAACGGAGACTGGGATAAACGGTCTGGGCAGTATGAACGCGGCGGTGCAGACAGCCGCTCGATCAGGATGCCCCGTCCTCACCTCTCTTATGATGAGGCCGAGGAATGGTGCGACAACATGATCAACGCCGACGGCACGAAGGGCTGTCACTGGACGCTGGAGCAGACGCAGGACGTGGCCAAGCAGCGCAATATCAATTGCGACCCGAACGATTTCTGGGCAGCGATGAACATGATGTACTCGGACTATTGCACGGTCGCTCGGTCGTACAGCGCGGACAATCAAAACTTTTATGCCGATATGGCCGCAGCTTTTCTTCGCGACAAAGATGCCGTTCCCGGAAAAATCGTGAAATATCTGGACGTCATTGTGGACGGCTAAAATCTACTACCAACATTTTACCAATCTAGGGCGGCAAAAATGCGTTAATATCCGTTAGTATTCGTTAGTATTTGAAAAACAGAAAAAGCAAAAAACCCGCATGAGCGCTTGATTTTCAAGCATTCATGCGGGTTTCTCATCTGGTGCGAAGGAGGGGATTTGAACCCCTCTATGTTTTTCGATTTTACGTCTATTTCTTAGTGTTTACCAACTTTTTACCAACCTGGTCACTTTTTCTTATCTTTTTGGGCAAGATATTCGTTAAGCATATCTGTATACTGGAGATCTTCTTCGTCGCGGAGTTGCTGATAGATTTGGCGGGTGGTCGTAATGTCGGCGTGACCCATCAGCTTTTGAGCTACCTTGTCAGGAACACCGGCGTAAAAAAGATTGGAGGCATACAGGTGCCGGAATTGATGGGCGGTCACTTTGGCCGTCCATTTGTAATAAGTACGTATCTTTCCGGGCTGGTCTTTTATTTTAGAATGCTTTTCGCGCTTTTCACTCAGGCCCAGCGGGCGGCAGTATATTGCCCAACGCCATTCATACTGCGATTTTGTAAGCGGCTTTTTTTCACCGGACATGACATAATCCTCTGGAGAATGTTTTTTTGCCTCTTCCTCAAGGGCGGGGCGAAATTTGTCCAAGATGGGGATGGAGCGGTAAGCCTTGGCCGTTTTCAGCTCTTCCTGATAGGACTGATTTCCATCCCACGGCTGTGCTTCTTTTGGCGTGATCTTCCCGGCGGCTAAATCGACGTCTTTCCATTGTAAGCCGTTTGCTTCGCCCAGACGCATACCGGTGTACTCAAAGAGCTGCGCCCAGAATCCGCACCCTTCCGGATGCGCTTCTATCAGCTCGCGCTGCTCTTTGGTCGGTTCTTTCCGTTCAGTTACGCGCATTCGCTTTGGAATTTTTGCATCCCGCACGGGATTGCGCGTCCCGTGTAAGTAGTTGCACCAGTGCGTAAAAATGCAACTTATCACGGAGCGGGCATTTTCAGCGGTCTTTTTGGCTTTTCCTTCAGCGTTTAGCTTGTCAAGATAGCCTTTTATCTGCTGAGCATCTATGTCCTGCATGGGCGTGTCGCCAAAATATTCCTTTGTCGGCCTTATATGTTTTAGATAAGATTTTGCTGTCCCACGCCGAATCGGTGCATTCGGTGAAGTAATATAGGCTTGAAATTTTTCTGCTACTTCTGCGTAGCTGAGGCCACCTTTTTTCTTGATTTTTTCATTTTCCTCATTCCACGTTTGAATCGCATTTTTATATTTTATTTCCGCTTCCGTTTTGGTATGCCCATAATATGACTTCATTTTTCCGTCTGGCATTGTTCGCCTGACTTGAAAAAGTCCATCCTTGCGCTGGGCTTTTTTACTTTTTGGCATTCCCTTGCACCTCCCTCACAGAATAGGCTTCTTCCAGGTTTTTTGCGGCGGCGGTTCCGCAGTCGCGCGCCTGGCGCACAACGTCCATGACCGGCTGTATCCCGTTCGGGTCGGGGTCGGTCTTCGTCGATTGCGTCATCTCATAGTGTCCGATGATGGCATTGACGATGGACACCCGGTCCCGCAAGGGAGTGTGTAAGTTGGCCAGCACCTCCGTCAGCACCCCCATCGGGTCGGAGCCGTGGTCGCCATAGTAGAGGTACAGCCAGCCATCCACCTCGTAGTTGGACATCTCATCCACGGCGGCGTGAAGGATCTGGCGTTTCTCCGCGGTGGAGATGTCCTCTTGTAGGTAATCGAGCAGGCCGGGATAGATACAGGCGTCCATGCAGCGCCGGGCCGGGATGCTGCATGCTACGCACCAATTGATGATGTCGGCCAGCGTCACAGGGGACGTTCCCCGCTCCCTGCTGGCCACGGTCGGCTTGCTGATCCCAAGCCGTTTTGCCAGCTTTTCCTGGCTGAGCCCGGCTTTTGCCCTTGCCATTTCAAGCGCCTTTGCCACTTGCAAGTCATACTCGTTCATAATTGCCTCCTTTTTACCGATTCGACACGATATTGCGTATAGATTCCTTTCCATCTCCTATGATATAACAATTATGTAAAAAATTTCCATCGCAGGAGGTAAAAAATTATGGCTACTATTATGTATGTACCCGACGATATGGAGATCATCGACGGGATGCCCGCATCAAAACCAAAAGACCCGGATCGCGTCCGGGCCCCGTGGGAGGAATGACCATGCCAACTGATACCATGCTGCTGGACTACGTCCGAAACCGCACACTCAATCTTGTGTACACGCTATCCAATTATGCCGCTGATCCGGACGTCTACGGCGAGCTGCTGCGCATTGCCCAGCAGGCCAAAGACGACGCTGACTCCGGCATTGACCCCGGCGACCGGCTGGATTGCATCAATGGCCGTGTCGTCGAGCTGTGACATCTTCCCCGTCGTCAGCCCGGCGGCGGGGAATGGTTTTGTGTCCACTGTGGACACCTTTAGATTTGCCCGGCGGGCTTGTCTAAAAGCTCCATGAAGCGCTGACCGGACATAAGCTCAATGTTTGCGCCCTCAGCATTCATCTGTTCGGCCTTCTTAATTTTGTAAGATTTTGTCCCATAGCGCTCATCCCACTCAGCTTCTCTCTGCCCACACACCAAAATCTGTGTCCGCGGGCTGATTTGGAGCCGGACCTTTGCTCCGAGGTTAGCAGCTTTTTTGGAAGCATCGTCCCGACCAATTGGGAGCTGGCCTGTTATCACGATGGTTTTGCCATAGAGCGGATGCCGTGGGTCTGCATTCTTATTTTCGGGATACTGTATTTTTCCCTTTCGCGCATTTCTCTCGGCTTCAGCTTTTGCTTTTTCGGCTTCTTTCTCAGCTTGTATTTGCAAACGTTTCTGTGTTTCGCTCCAGTGCTCTTGTGTAAAATTATACACGTGCAATGTAGCCTTAACATCTTCCGCTGCATCATGTGCATTGTATTCGTATCCAATAATGTCAGCTGCCCATTGCAAGCTCATTCGCTTTTTGCTCGTGTTTTTTGCGGCATTGTAATATTTGAGCATTTCTTGCATCGGGTCTGGCCCCCACGTTAATTCGTCCGGATCAATACCATGAAAACGCAGGAAGTTTGGCTCGAAAGGATAGTTGTAAGCAATGACAATTTCAGCTCTTGACAAAATATCCTGAACGTATGGCGCGACCTGTGCAAACACTGGGCAAAACCGGACGTCCCCTGGATAGATGCCGTTGACGTTCCATGCACTTTCCCACGTCTCGGTGTATTCCGGCTTGCAAAGCTGGTTGATCAGCACGTTCTCTTCCTCGTCGATGATGGACACCTGCAAGATTTCGTCCTTTTCGGGGTTCAGGCCGGTGGTCTCAAAGTCAATGACCGCGATTTTGTAATGGGCATTTTGGACATTTCGGATTGCCTGGGCTTCATCCAATTCCTTGAGATAGTCTTTTGGATACTTCCCATTCTCCGGCAAAATCTCCGGCATGGGTAGTATTGGAGATATCGGGTCTGCTTCTTGCCTGGGCAGTCCTGCTGTTCCGGACTGTTGGGCTTTCTTCGCTTGACTTTTCCGCGCCGACTTTTTGACCCACTTAAAATACATAGCCATCAACCAGATAACGACAAGCAACAACAAGAGTCCCATTGTTACCCTCTCAGTGCCCGCGCGCGGACTTCCGGCGACGCTGCGACAAGCAGATCGTAGAGGTTGACCATATCGGTGACGGCCTGTCGGTCGTCAGCAGTCCATGTATAATCGTACTGCGCACCGGATGCACCGGAATATCTTGTGATGATGGTTTTGGCACCGAGCATCTCACGCAGCCAATCAATTTCGCTGGTCTCCATCTGGAAATTGGAGAGGGCCCACCAAACTTTTTTGTCTGTATCATAGGCATAATCTGTATAATCCGGGTCGCACTCGTAAGTGTACAGATTATCTCCAGCACGGACATAGACTTTGTTCAGGTCGATGCGGGAAGAGCCGTTGTAGGAAAAGTCCTCGTCGAAATACACGTCCTCGCGTCCGTCAAAAATAAAGATCCACGGGGCAAGGCAACAGCTTTTGTTTTTCTCGGCCTTGTCATAGATGGGGCTGTCGAACTGCCAGCTTTGCTCTACCTCGTCATACTTGACGTTTACCTTCGCAATAGCGGCTTTCAGCGCCTGGACCTGGGCTTCTTCGTCATCGTTCATTTCTTCGATCTGCGCCAGCGAGGTGTACCCGGCGGGGCTGAGTGCCATTGTAGGCAGAGCAGCTCCGGCCAAAGTTGCCGCAATGCACAAACCGGCAACCATAGTTTTGCCAATTTTCACAAGTTTCATGATTCTTTCTCCGTTCTCTTGATTTTTTATCATCATGGTTGTAATATAGAGCCATGAAATACAACTTAAAGGAGTGTTACGGATGACAGTTGAAGAATTCTTATCTTATTTTCAAGAACATCCAAACCTGATTCCAGAGGCCCTGGAGATCATGAGGGAAATTCAAGCAAAAAAAGACTCAGTCATTGACTGAATTTTTCTCTTTGGATTTCATGAGCGTCATAATAGCGCTTCTTTCTTCAGGTGTCATCATTTGAGCCAGCTCTATAAATTCTTTCATATCATCATCGAGCTCGCCTTGCCCGGCGGGCTCTTTTTTTGTGCCCATCAGCTCCTCGACCGAGATGCTAAAGTAGTCAGCAATTTTCTTGCGGCTGGCGATTTGTGGGACTACTCCCTTTTTCCATTTTGCGGCTGTTGATTTGTCAAAACCCAATTCTTCAACAACTATGGATGGAAATTTTCCAGATTTTTCACATTGCTTTACAAAATTTTCATAGAACAAATTTCTCACCTCCCATTTGTGCAAGTTGCTAAAATTCATCTCGATTCACAAAAATGGGTTGATTTTGCTTGCAATGTGAATCAAGGTGAATTATAATATTGGTGTACTCAAGAGCGAGATCCCATCTCAGACCGCTTGAGTGCTCATGGGTTCCTCCTGAATGCTGCTTTGCGCTTCAGATGATGCCCCCTACCGCGCGACGGGCCTCAGCCATAGACCCGAAACGACCGCAAAAACGCCGTACCTCGTTTTTGCGTATACCGCCCCCATCTTGACCGTGGGGGACGGTCACACATTGCCGAGATTTTGGGCGCATGTGATCGAGTATGATTGATTCCGCAAATCTATTATAACCCGATTGCACCCGCTTGGCAATGTTTTTTGTAGCCAAAATACGAACAATTATTCACAAGCGAGGTGGAAAATTTGCAGACAACAGTGACGCCGGAGTGGGAATGCGAGGTCCGGAAGCGGATGAAGATTCTCGGCGTGAAGAATTACACCGTGTTGGCCGAGAAGACCGGATACAGCGAGAGCACCGTCCGGAAATACATGTGCGGCTGCTATACCAACGACAACCCCCGCGCGGGAATCGAGCAGGCGCTTGGGATGAGGTGACAAAATGACAAGGAGTGCGATATTTGCCTGTTTTATGTGTTTTGTCGTGGGCGGATGCCTCGGAATTTTTGTGATCGTGGGTGCTTCCCGCCCCCAGAAAAAGGTCCTGCTGGGCTGGGTCGCCTATCTGCTTGTGGTTCTGGCCCTGGCCTATCGAATCGGAGGTGCATTGCTGTTATGACCTGTTACATTTTCGCGGACCTGTTGGTCCTGCTGGGGCGCGATGCTTATCACGCCCAGATGACCGAAATGCTGTTCCTGCTGTTCCTGCTGGCGCCGATCGTGGCCAGTGCGCCGTATCTGCTGGCCCGGTGGGACGCATACAAGCGCGCTGACAACGCCCGGCGACGGGCGGCGCAGCGGCGGCGGATGGAAAGGACGGCGAAGTGATATGGGTGCTCCAGGGAGATACACCCGCATCTGCGAGGACTGCGGGGTCGTGATGGAGAATGTCGGTGCAACGCGCCGGTTCTGCCCGGCGTGTCTGGCCAAGCGCAGCGCGGAGAAGGCGCGCAACGCCGACCGTGCCAAGCGGGCCGAATGGAAAGAGTGGGAGGCTCAGAGGAGAGTTGAGCAGGAACTGCGGAAGGCATTCCCGCACCCTCCGAAGCCGACCGCAGAGAACAGCATCCAGGCTGTCAATGCCCGCGCGAAAGCGGCTGGCCGCTCCTACGGCCAGCAGGTGCTATTTGAACGCAGACAGAAGGAGTTGAAAGACCGTGGCGAAATCTAGCCGAACCGAAGCGTGGCACGACAGCTACAAGGCCATTTTTGGCCGGTATGGCTGCATCCGGCTGACACTGGAGCAGGTCAGCGTGTGCATGGGGATCCCGGCTCGGTATGTGCGCAAGCGCTACCCGGACGGCTGGGCCAACATGTCCGGCGGCGAGGGCAGGGGCAAGGGAAACACCATCCGGCTCGATGTCTTACTTGACCAGGAATTTGGAGTGTATTGATGGAGGACGAAAAAATGGAAACAAGAATCCCTGTGATGATGAACGAGCTTTCCCCGGCGGACGATCCGCTCAGCCCGGAAATGATCGCCCAGATGGTCAAGGACAGCGTGGAGCGCGGCCAGCCCAACCGGGAGCTGTCCACGGCGAGCAGATACCTTCTGCTGGCCGCAACGAACATCTGCGAAGAGGCATTCCGGAACGTTTCCGGCTTCCTGGACCACTTCCAGAGCGACGAGGCCGAGTATTGGGCGCTGGACGCAAAGAAAGCCATGGACCAGACCCACCGTGTGCTCAACGTCCTCGCCGAGATTGAGGGGTTGGATATCCCCTGACTCATCCCCACCACTGGCGGCAGGTGGTAAAACAAGAGCCGCTGCCAGCGCGAAAGCGTAAAAATATTTTTTAGAAACGAGGTATTGAAAAATGAGCTGTGAAAAATGCAAATCGAACGAACACCACACGTTCCGGCGCGAGTATAGCCGCGACGCCAAGGAGATGGGCCGGGCCATGTACAACATGCTGCTGAACGGTCCGCTGGACAAGTCGCGGGCGGTCCTCACCGTGCAGGAAACGCGGGACGCCTGCTCCTATTGCCGCTCTCTGGTCGAGAAGGACATCCGGCTGCTGGTGTACTCTTACAACCCGGACGCCCCTGATGACGCGGAGGACGTTGTGCACGAACCCACGGTCGGCGAAGTGATGCTCTGAAAGGACGGTCAAGATGCCAACGAAAACCAACTCCCGGCGGCGTGGGCCGTCTGCGGGCGTTTCTGGCGGGGTTTTGTCTGAGCCTATCAGTTTCCCGGTCAAGGGCCCGAAAACCCGCGAGATCAAGCCAGAGGAGTGCGTGGTGCGCGTTATTGCTGCATGCGAGGACGGTATCCGCGTTGTGGTGCTCCCGAAGGAGTCTGCCGTGCGGGACATCCTCAACGAGACATACGGCCCGCTGGGCTGGGGCGACTCGTACTACTACACCAAAAATTGGTGGAGATGCCAGCTCGAAGTGCTCTCCCCTGTCAATGGTCTTCCGGTGCGGAAGGACGCCGGGCCGATGTGCCTGCCCTCCGCCGATGTGGACCGGATGCAGGAAAACACCAGCTTTCTCCGCGCGGCGGCCCTGTTCGGCGTCGCGGAGGACGTGATGGACCTGAAGCCCATCGCCCTGAAGAGCGAGCAGGTCCCGGTGGTGAAGGACCAGCACGGCGTATGGCGCGCGGCGGAAAAGCTCACGGTTGACCGTTTCGCCCGCGCTGAAGACGGACACATCCACATGGTACAGTTTGCACTGGCCAGCGGGAAGAAAGTCTTATGGGACGAGGCGACGTTGTAGGAAGCCTCCCGGTCGTCTATGACCCAACCCGGCGGGAAATCGTTGTGGAAAACTCGGCGGAATTTGTGAAAACACAGATCCGCCAGAAGCTGGACGACCTGGCGCATGGATCTCCGCTGCGGCTGACGCTCACCGTGGAGCGGCAGCGGAAAAAACGCTCGCTGGAACAGAACCGCATGATGTGGGCGCTGCTCACCATCATGGCCGACACGTACAACGCAGGGAAAGCGGGCGGCACCACACCGGAAGCCTGCTATATCGAGATGCTCGAAGAATACGGCCTCGAATATGACTTTCTGGAGCTTCCGGTGGCGGCTGTGCCCATCCTGCGCAAGGCATACCGGCTGGTATACGTGGTAGAGCTGCTGGACAACGACCGCTGCACTGTCAAGGCGTCGATGGGTTCCAGCAGCTTTTCCACCGCTCAGATGACGGCCTTTATCGACGGCATTTTTGACCGTCTGGCCGAGATGGGCGTCAACGACCCGAATGTAACACGATATTGGCAAGAATGGCAGGAGGTGCCGAGGTAATGGCGGATGAAAACATGGTTATAAAATATAATTCCGAAACCGGGACTTGGGAGGAGTATGACGGCACATACGATGTGACCATCCACTGCACAAGCAAGGAGGAAAGCGATTGTGTGGCGAATTTGATGCTTATTGCAAGCCAAATCCACCCCACCGGATTGTGGACGCCTGCAAGCAAACTTCCTCTGCTGCATCAAGCGACCGAGGACGATGATTATCCGCTGAAGTATGAAATCAGTGAACGGCTTCTGGCATACACGGAGAACGGGCGAATCGTTGCAAATGTCCGGTACGTGATATCTGAAAGCTTTGTCGGCTGGGATGATTGGAGCGGCGGATTGGCCCACACGAAGGTCACCCACTGGATGGAACAACCCAAACCGCCGAAGGAGACCAAACATGGCTGATTCTATCATGCAGACCCGGCGGGAGTGTTATGTCTGCCGGATGAAGTACAACGTGTCCACCGTGGACATGTTGGAAGAGCATCATGTGCTCAACGGCCCGCTGCGGCCGGTAGCCGAAAAGTATGGACTGAAGGTCTGGCTGTGCCACCGGCATCACAACGAGCCGGGGTACAGTGCCCATTTTGACCACCACCTTCGGCTCGACCTCAAAAAGCAGGCCCAGCAGGATTTTGAGGACCTCTATGGGCACGACCGCTGGATGGCGGAAATCGGAAAGGACTATCTGAAATGCTCAACATTGTAGCGATCATGGGGCGGCTCGTCGCAGATCCTGAACTGCGCACCACCGCCAACGGCACCAACGTGTGCAGCTTCCGTATCGCCTGCGACCGGAACTTTGTCTCTCAGGGGCAAGAGCGGCAGGCGGATTTTATCGACATCGTGGTCTGGCGGCAGGGGGCTGATTTTGTCTGTAAGTATTTCCAGAAAGGCAGCATGATCGCCGTGGACGGTGCGTTGCAGAGCCGGAATTACAAGGACAAGCAGGGCAACAGCCGCACGGCTGTGGAAGTCGTGGCGAACCATATCAGCTTTGCCGGGCCCAGCAAGAAGCCCGGCGGGCAGGCCGTGGATGACGGCGGCGAGGCACCGTCCAAAGGCTACCGAGAGCCCGCGCCGGCATATTCCCAGGGCTCCGCTGACGATTTCGCTGTGATCGACGACAACGACGACCTGCCGTTCTGACCCTCTTGGGGGGGGTAACTTGTGAAAAACACTACCAAAAAACAGAGCTATATTATGATCCTCGACTGGATGGTCGATAAGTACAAGCTCAAGGGCAACGAGCTGCTGGCCTACGCGCTGATCTATGGATTCAGTCAGGATGGCGAGAGCGAGTACAAGGGCAGCTTCAGCTATCTTTCCCGGTGGCTGGGAGCCGACCGTGCAACAATAATCCGGGTGCTCAAGCGGCTGGAAAGCAAAGGACTGCTCACAAAACGGCAGGAACTTGTGGCCGGTCAGATGGTCAACCGGTACGTTGCCGAGGTGCCCGAAAAGGTCCAGAAGACGGTCGAAAGCAAGGACGATGCACCCAAAAATCCGGCGGAATCTCACCCGCCTGACCAGTGGCAAAACGCCACTAGTCGCAAAATGCCACTAGTGGCAAAATGCGACGGGGACCAGTGGCAAAACGCCACGGGGGGTAGTGGCAAAACGCCACCCAGTAATACTACTGGGTATACTACTGGGTATACTACTCCTTCGTGCGCGCGAGGCGCACAAGGGGGCGAACCTACCCCGAAGGATGTTTTCGCGGAGTATGCCGGAACGGACAAGCCTCTGCTGGAGGCTCTGACCCGGTTCGACGCATACCGGGCATCCCGGCGGGGCAAGGTATGGGACGCCCAGGCTGCACGAGCTGTGTGCGACAAGCTCACCCAGCTGGCGGATGAATCAAAAACAACAAAACGTACAGAGTACATGATTGCCAGCATCATGCAGAGCATCGAGGCTGGATGGAGTGTCCTGGATCACCCGAAGAGCTGGGGCGGTGCACCGAAGCTGAGAAAGACAGTGGACCGGCCCGAACCCAGCGGAAACGATTTTTTGAAAAACGCTACACACCGGCGGTCACTCGCCCGGAAGTGCGGATAGAACCAAAACGGAGGAACCCACAATGAGAAATATGGCTAAGATCGCGATCATCAATCTCAAGGGCGGCGTCGGAAAGTCCGTCACCGCCTGCAACCTGTCCTGCATCCTGGCGGGCATCCATTCCCGACGAGTGCTGGTCATGGATCTGGATAAGCAGGCCAACACGAGCAAATTTTTCAAGCGGTTTTCGGACACGGCAGACACGATGGGCGACGTTCTGGAACTCAGAGTCAAGCTGCCCGACGTAATCCAGAAGACCGATTTTGATGGCATTGACATTGCACCCAGCACCATGAGCATGCTGCTGGCCAACAAAAACGTGATGTTCGACGTCCGGCGTCCGCAGGCCGACCGGCTGAAGAACGCCCTCGAACCGCTGCGAAACGATTACGATTACTGCATTTTCGACTGCCCGCCCGACATCGACATGGCCACCATCAACGCTCTGGTTGCCGCTGATTACGTCATCATCCCGGTGGATTGCGACGAGTGGGCGCTGGATGGGCTGGCCGAGATCATGGATCAGGTGCGGGATATCCAGCACGGATACAACCACGAGCTTGCCGTGATGGGTGTGCTGGCCACCAAGTATGACCGGGGGCGGTACTCAATGCAGACCGTCAATCAGATCGCGAATCTCCACATTCCGGCTTTCCGGAACGAGGACGGCAGCGTGATGCGCATCAACAACAGCGTCCGGGTCAAGGAAGCAAAATCGGCACATGAGCCGCTGTACAAGTTTGCACCCAAGTGCAAGCCTGCCGAGCAGTACAAAAATCTTGCAGTACGTGTGATGGAGATCGTGGAGGGACGGGAAAATGGCTAACGAGAAAGCGAGAGAGATGGGATTAAAAATCAAAAAAGCCCGAATCAATGCCAATGTTACACAGGCGGAACTGGCTCATAAGTTGGGTGTCACAGCGCAGTCTATCAGCCAATACGAGCGAGGCGTAAAAATTCCAAAAATCGAAACGCTGGAAAAAATAGCAAATGCGCTTGGAATAAAAATTTCTTGCTTTTATAATTTAGAGCCTCAGAAAGAGCAGATGTTTCCAATCTGGCGAGACCCTAACACAGACCCGCCGAAGGTCGAAACGGAAGTTCTGGTTTTGGTTGACTGCGGTAAAGGCTACTGCATCACAACGGCCTTCTATGAGGACGGAACTGTTTCTCAGTACGAAAGCCTCTGGCAGTGGGAAGATGTCGATGATTACGGCATTTATGACGAAGAAGAGGGTTTGTATAGGCTGGCGAAAGGCTGGTGGGAATACCGACACTTTACCCCGGATGATGCACTGGAATGCCCGATAGATAAGCCGGTTGTGGGCTGGATGCCGCTGCCGCCGAAGGAGGTCAAAAAATGAGCACTGGATTATTGAGTGGGCTTCTGAGTGTTCAGCCGGACGCCCCGGCGGGGTCTGGGATGCAGGTGGTCATGATCGACCGCAAAAACATCATCATCAACCCGGAAAACCGGAAGATCTATCGCATCGGGGACGTGTCCCGGCTCAAAGAAGACATCAAGACCAACGGCATCCGCCAGCCGCTGGAAGTTGTGGAGCTGGATGGTGGCAATTATAAGCTGATCGGCGGAGAGCGGCGGTTGACCGCCTGCGAGGAGCTGGCCAAAGAGGGCGATACACGGTTTGAGGCTCTTCCCTGCGTCATCCTCAAGCTCAAGTATGACGATGACGAGAAGATCGCGCTCATCACGGCCAACGCCACCGCCCGCGAGCTGACCGACGGTGAACGTTTGGCGCAGTATGAGACGCTCAAAGAGATTTTGACGCGGCGAAAAAGCCTCGGTGGGCTGAGCGGAAAGGTCCGTGATGAGCTGTGCAGGATACTGGGCTTGAGCACTGGTGCAGCAGCCCGGCTGAACGCGATCTCGGAAAACTGCGGCGATGATACCAAACGGGAGCTTCAGGCCGGAGAGATCACCCTGATGGGCGCATATCGGCGGGCACAAGAGATCATTGCGGCGCGGATGGCGCAGCAGGAATCAGCTAAAGCCCCGAAACCGGATAAACCGGTGTACGAAAAGCCGGTCGTGTTCGACTGCAAACCAGAGTCTTCGGGAACGGTACCGAAACAGGCTCCGGACAGTCCTTGTCCGCTTCAAAACATCCCGGCTGGGTACGAGCCGAAAGCCACGGAAAGCCATGGCTTACCAGAGAAACCCGAAGAGTCCCGTGGGAAGGACACGCTGCACAAGCTGGCGGAAAAAGAATTGAGCCGAAAGGCCTTATGGACCTTTGACCGCAATCTGTTTATTTTTCAGCTGGATTTTTATAAGCATTCTCTTCCCGGCGGGGCGGAGCTGTACCGCATGGAAGATAGGCAGAAGGATGAGCATAAACGATATGCGATCATACTGCAAGATTACGAGTTTTTCACATCCGGCTGGGAAACTTACGAGGAAGCAGTCGAAAGCCTTGTCCGATACCTGAACCTGAAATAAACAAGGAGGAACCACAATGGAGCCGCTGACGCCACGAGAATTTCGGAAACTGTATGCTATCCCTTACGACATCGAAAAACGTCAGCGGCGCATTGAACAACTCGAAGCGATCCAGGCCGAAGGCCCGCAGAGCGCCTCCGATGTAGTCAAGTCTTCCAGCGGTGAGGGGAACGCCTGCATCCTGAGTCACGCGACCGTGACCGGGACGGACATTTCCTTCACCCGGCGGGAAGATGAGATCAAGCGGCTCAAGTGGACCAACGTCCAGCAGCGGAAAAAGTACATGTATGGTCTGAGCCTTATTGAGAGCTGCGATGACTGCGAGATGCGGGCGTTACTCACGGCAGTCTGCACGGAAGGCAAAAAGCCGCAGATCGTGGCGGTCGAGCTTATGGAGCAAGGCGTGGACATCGGACCGGAAGCAATCCGGCGTCGGGTTGAACGGTGGATCAATCAGAATGTGAGGTAATGCACATGACACGAAAAATCAATTCGGATGAGATGGAACGGCGGATGATCTACCTGCGAGGATACTATAATGGCTTGGTACTGGCCGAAACAGATGGAACTTTTGACGAGGTGTACAGGGAAATTCGCGATAATCTCATTTGGGCTATGGGAGACGAACCTCAAGAAACCAACGGAGAAACGTGAAAGCCGTGTCCGGAATGTCCGATTTGTCCGGTTTGTCCGGAATGTCCGGTTTGTCCGGAATGTCCGTTTTTGATGTGCTATAATCAAAATGCGGTTATTGGGTGAGAGCCCAAGCGGCCGCTCATTGTGGATTCAGACTTCCCGGCGGGAATCATAGTGCGGTTGAATCTTCTCGCACTCAATGGGACCAGCGCCGTCCGCTCCAAAACCCAGCGGCGCATGACTGACAAGATATCGCATCCACCCGGCGGGGTGCCCACAGTGGACACTTTGGAAAGGAGCACAATCCATGCTTGGACTTTTTAGCAAACTGTTTCAGCCTCTTGTGAAAAGCTGTGTGCTTGCACCTGTGTTCCGGAAAATGTTTCAAGTGGCATTCAAAAGTAATTTTGTGCGCATCGCTTGGAGTATCGGTTTTCAGGCGAGCCGCACAAAGCGTGAGCCGAGGGCAGAGATCGGAGGAATCGGCTGTATCTAAGGCGAGACCGACCTGCTATTCGGCGAACATTTACTTATATCATTAGGTGCAAGATTACTTAAAAATTTACGGCGGCTTTTCAAGCAACTGTAAAAGGCCGCCGTTTTTATGTCGCTTTAGCTCAACCGGAAGAGCTGACGGCTCATAACCGTTTGGTTGCAGGTTCAAACCCTGCAAGCGGCATTCTATAAATTCCCGTAGCTCAATTGGTAGAGCGTCGGTCTCCAAAACCGAAGGCTGAAGGATCAGTCCCTTCCGGGAATGCCAGGCGCGCACCCTATGAGGGGGCGGCGCGAATAGCGGGGCATCCAGCCGCGAAAGTTCTGGATGCAGCGGAACCTTATCTCTTGAGCCTCCTGGCGAAATTGATATGCGGTGGAATGCAAGGTTCCGCTTATTTTTATGCGTCTGTAGCTCAGTTGGGAGAGCAACGGATTTTTAATCCGTGGGTCGCGAGTTCGAACCTCGCCGGACGCATTGAGGGAAAATATATGACCGAACGAGTATTGAATTGGCTCAAGAGCCTGATTGCATCCGGCGATGTGCATTCGTTCTACTGCTCTTCGCAGTGGGTGCGGCTGTCGCATGAGGTGCTGGACATGGACAAGCACGAGTGCCAGATCTGCAAGCGGCGCGGGCGATACCGGCGCGCCGACCTGGTCCATCATGTCAACCATGTCAAGGACGCACCGGAAAGGGCGCTGGACATCTGGTGTATAGATGCAGACGGCAACCGGCAGCGCAACCTTATCAGTGTATGCAAGGACTGCCACGAGACGGTCTGCCATCCGGAGCGGATGCGCAGATGCAAAAGCGCTCCGCCGTTGACGCGCGAGCGCTGGGACTGACCGGCTGTGTGAGCCTTTCTCCCCTTTCCGGTGTCCACCGTGGACACCCCCCTCCCTGTCTCTTATACACATCTGACGCTGCCGACGAA